CCAGGTTTCGCACCTTTAAATATAACTGCTGGCTTGTTATTGACTTCATATATGCCATCAATTCAGATCGTTCTACCATCGTGAGTGTCTGGTAATAATCTTCCATTGACTTCCGGCTGCCTGTTGCCAATACAATGTCTACTAATTTTGCGAGGTTCTTGTCTACCGTCGGCTTCGTGTCTTGTGTCATGCGTACATATATTTGATACCAGCGCAATATCGGTGAGTTACTGTTAATAAGGTGTTAATGAATCGTTAAAAAAATGTTAAACCTCAAACAATAGATCAGCTCGCATCTGAGTGCAGTGCTTATGAAAGTTCTTAATTCCCTCCAAGTGGAAGTGTTCCTCACGCTCTACAATGTCGATGCTAAGGTTGTGTCTCCAGGCAGCAATGGCAATATTATGACTACCTCCATGAGTGTCGAGAATGCGATCTCCTATCTTAATGTGTTCCCATTTGAAACAGTCGTTAAAGATAGCGTCGTACAGATAGACCGGCTTCTGGGTATCGTGTATCTTATCATGCTTCACGTCTTTCTGACGAGAGCGTTTAATCATCCTTGGCGCACCTTCGAAGGAAGTCCATGCGAACTCGCAATCCGAGAACGACAAGTCTTCCGGCTGCTCCTTATCCCACAGGTAATATTTTTTGCAGGCACACAAATATTCCAGGAAGTAGTTGCCTCCCCAGATGATCTGCTGGCGTGTGGTATAGAACAGCAAATCCCAGTACTTGTCGTCAGGTGTCTGGTTATCCCAGTCTTGCTGCTTCCTCTTAGCCTTCTTCGCCTTGTAGTCCTTCATTGACTTGCCTAACATCCTGTTAGTTATATTAATTCCATAGGGAGGATCTACAACTGCCAAGTGATAATAGTGCCAATCAACTTCAGCCATGAACTCGAGATTGTCGGCGTGGATGAACCTAATCAAATTGTTCTTTTGACCTTTTAGTTCTACGATCTTCATAAAGAGCTATTTTTTAAAACTGCGTTTTTTGTCTTTTGGTTTAGGATTTCCTCGGTTCCATGACTTACGCCATTGAATACTCCGAACTTTTCCGCGAGTTCAATCATATCCTTAGCCATTAGGTAACAGCTATTGAACCTCTTGACTGCGTACAATAGACGGGAGTTGAATATAGCCTGTTCAGCCTCGTCTAAATCGTTGTAATCTTTCATATTTAATCGTTTAGTTTTTCCATGTTATTTCCAGGTTGTAGGGAAGGATCTCCGTGAAAATCGTTATTGAACCTATCTGGAACAATGCATTTTTCTTTTTGTGGTAAATTCTGTATTATCTTTACAAAATTCCTTTGCTCCAGCGGAGTCATTAACTTGTACAGGTTATCTGTGATTGTCTGTCCATAATAGAACGCCTCTCCTTGTGAGGTCTTTACTGATTTTATACACTTATATTTCATGTGGCAAGGGCAGGACTCGAACCTGCTTACTGGTAAACAAATCAAATGACAAAGAAACAAACCCAGTATTTTTCCAACATAAATTACCTCACCATATAGTCGGCGGTAAGAATACAACCGACTTGTTCAAAACACTAACCACTTAACATATTATGACTCTTTAGTCAAAAATTCGTTCAAATCTCCAGGCTGATAGTCTGGCATACTACTCACGTCAATTCCCATCTCGTCAAATTTTTTAATAAGACTTGTGCCGGCTGCGATCATCTCCCTGAAATACATTCTTGCTTCTGGACTCCAGTTAATTCTCTGATCGCTTGCATACTGCTTTACATCAGATAAATGAGATATAACTGACGTTGATAAAAACATAATCTCATGATTTGTCAATTCGAGTTGTTTTCTTGCCATGTTTAAAGTTTTGTGGAGAGTGTAGGATTCGAACCTACGTATTTTAGATTGTTTAGACCTAAGCGTTACCTCTTCGCCACCTCCCCATTTAGTCGGTGATAAGACTAACACCGACTCCTATGTATGAGCTAACCGAATTTAGAAAGGTAAGCCTTCCATAATATCATCAGCCTCTTCTGAATCTGTTACGCGTTCCACTTTTTCTTCTTCACGCTTCCATTCCAGTTCTTCACCATTACCCAAGATTGGACCTTTAAGGTCTTTGTTTTCTTTGGCAACCTCTTTAGGAATTTCCTGAACAATAAATCCAAGAGAGCCGTACTTGTCTACAACACCATCCGGTTGCATAACTAATGTTACTTTAGCGTAGACTGCTTTCACGCTCCCATCTTCATTCTTTGAAACGTAAAACCAATCCTTATTAAGCTTAGTTACGTCGATACTCATTCTGATGTAACGCTTAAAATCTCCAGCCTTATTAATACGGTTAGGCTGATTACCATTTTTCTCTGCCATTTTAGTTGAATTTAGTTTTTTAAACTTGTTTTTTATTTCTGAATTGTAAAAACCTCCGAATGATTTAGCCACTGAAAACTCTACAAATGTTTCCAGCGGAAAGTCTTTGTAATTGTAAGTACTGTCGTTTTTAAGTACAACCGAAAGAATCTCAGTCTTTGCGTCGTACACTACTTGCGAAATGAATGATGAGTCCAAACTGTTCATTTCGAGTATAAACAATGTACCTTGCACTGTCTGTTTCACGCTGCTAACTTTTTGATTTCGTCGAGAACTATTCTCCACATATCCGCAATGTGCGTAGGAGGTGTGTCGAGTTTGTCTCCAAGAGCTTTGGTGAGCCTGTCTGTCTTCTCGCCATGCGTTATGAGAAGTTCGAGTGCTATCGTACAGCAGTTCATTGCCCTGAACTTTCTTCTGTCGATAGCCGAGTTTTCGACTTGTTGAGATAACATAGCCTCAAACATAGTCTTTGCCATTCTTTGTTCGTTTGTCATTTTTGTTTTGTTTTAGAAAGGGAGAAATTGCTCCACAGTATTTTTAAGAAATTGGTCTATTATCTTTGGGTTCTGGTAGATAACATCAACACTAACTTCGTTTCTCCAGAAGGCTAATGGCGCTTCTACCGAGTCACCTATGTATAGTGCGTGATTGCTCTTCTTGCAAAACGTTAATACGAGATAGTCCATTAGCTGCTTCAGTCCTCCTCGCATATTAATCTTCTCCGGTTTTCCTCTGAGGCTTGTCCACAAAAAGATTAATTGCACCCCATTCTCGACTATGATATACTTTTCACAGTTGCCCAACTGCTGCATATACAAGTTCGCTTCGAAGATAAGCTGATTTTTACTCCTGCCGAAGATGATTTCTCTTTCAAAAATTCCATCTTCGAACAAGGCAAAATCGTACTTTTTTCTAAATGCGATTTCTTCATTTTGGGAGAAGAACCTTATTTCAAAATTATTGTACTTGCAGCTTTGCATCTTCAATCACGCTTTGAGGTACGCGTTCCAGTATTTGTTTGAACTCGTTATAAGTCGATTTCGCTGCAAACCTTCCTGATTCTATTTGTTCCACAAAAGAAATAATAGCAGTGAACATTTCTGGAGCGATTTCGACTATTTTATCCCTTGTCTTGTCGGGGTTTTTAGACATCAGTGCTATCAGCGTTCCGTCTTGTGCATCTACGATGTACCCATCGTTAATTATCCATTTCATAATAGTGTGTTTTTATATTGTTTAGAAACTCGCGACAGGCTTTGACGACGAGGGGTATTCTTCTTATGTACTCCTCATCCCTGTTAATATTGATCTCGATGATACGCCTGTCAATAGGTATATCAGAGTAAATTAAATTCTTTTCGACTTCTTCAAGAGCTTCCACCAGCATCTCCTCGCTGCCTGTGAAGTCGTATTGTATCCTCTTCTTTTCGTTTTCGATCAGTTTTGCAGGTGTGTCAAGAAGAGTGTAAACAACCTTTGACTTGGGTTTATCCCATAGGCGCATATAGCCTTGCATATTAGGGAAGTATGGATTGCTGTTAGGAGCATCAAGATACCTAACATTCTTATAAAAAGTCCAAATATCCCAGGACGACTTATTATCGTAGATTGTATCATCTTTAATGTAATCTATTTCTCCCATAATGAAACCATCGTCTTTGCGTTCGGTAGACTTTTCCGGCAACCATCCCTTAACGATACCGTAGGCGATCAGTCCGGCATCTTCCATTTCTATTCCTTTTTGAATATACTTGTTGCGAATATCCCTTGTTCCTCTTCCGAACTCTGAAGCTATCCATACCTCAAGTAGGTGCGTCTTGCAACCTTCGGATATATTAACCTTATCCCTTGCGAGATCAATCGTCTCGAAAAACTCGCGTTTGGCGTGGTAGTCGTCGTATGACTTGTTCATCTGCTCTGCTTTCTTCTCTGCCGTCATAGTGCCTTTGTTCGCAATGGCACTGTACTCGTCTTTGTATTTTTGATACTTTGAAAAGGCATCCAGCTTCTTTATTCGTGCTTCTTCTGCTTTGTCTTCGAAGAACTCCGCTGCTGGCATAATATGTCCGAGGGAACTCACCCTGAACAATCGGTTGCTATAGTCCATGTTACTTGTTGAATTTTTTAATTGCGAAATATATTAGTGCGGTATCTAACAAAAGGCAGGTTACCACAAGTTGAAAAATGCTCATTATTTTTTAGTTTTCAGTTTTGCGAACATATCATCATAGATCTGCCTATGCTCATTTGTTTTTAAACTTGTTTTGAAAGACTCGAGCTGCTGCAAGGTTTCGCATCTCTGCAAAGTCAATACAACCCTGTCTTCTTTTGGTTTCGGCGTTTCTATCACTTTGCCCCTGAACACCTGATCAATCGTAGTGTCGCCTTCCTTGATAGCTGTATCAATTCCTGCGAGTGTAACGAGATCATCCTTCGTAATGTGTTCAACTGCTTCCTTACCGATAGCGAACAGGATTTCTTTTTCTGAAATGTTGTACCTGTCCTTTAGCGTCTGCACAGTTTTTGTCCTTGCGGCTAACAGCTTTTCTTCGGTACTTACATCGCCTACGATCTTCTTCTGCGCTGCTTCGTAGACCATATCTACGAACACTCGCGGTATAACTGCGAACACTGCGTTTCTCAATGCTATCGAGTTGCCAGCGTTTCCCGTTATAACTATCATATCGTCACTGTACCTGCCAGACGTCTGACTGAAGATTGAGCGTTTAACTTGCACCTTAACCGACACGTTGTTCTCGATATCGAAGGCGATAGCTTCGCAAGTGAGCGTCTTGTTTTCGATAGACACAACCCTTGCTCCGGTTCTAAAGTTACCGTAAAACTGCATCATTATCTTTGCTAAATTGACTGAAGGTCCAGATATCTTCCCTTTGCCGCGAGGTACTGTGTAAACACAACTTTCTGCGATTTCCTTGGTCATAATAACTGTTGATTTGCAGTTATCAATAAACTTCTGTACGTTCCGAGGATACGCCTTCGCGGTAGAGATCTGAGAATCAATCATTGCTTTCTCTCCCTGGTAGACTTGCAATTCTTCTTGTTCCATGTTATTTTTTTGGTTTTTTTAAAGACGTTTTCTATAAACTTTCAATATTTCTTCGGTAGTCAGCGGTCTGTTTGCAGCTCCGAACATACCAATTCTTATGCTATCTCTTAGCTCCCAATAAAGTTCAAACCACCACTCTCTGGCGAGAACTTCTTCATCTGTATATTCTACGAGATGTTCCTCTGTATCATTTCTTCTTTCCATTCAGCTAAACCTATTTTTTCTTTGTGGATAAACATTTTTGGAGTTTTAAGCCAGCAGTTGTTTACTGCGCCCCACTTGAGTTTGCTTTCTCCAGAACCCCTGCCTTGAGGTATCTCGTGCTTCTGGCATACTATATCCCAAAGGTCATCTGACTTTAAAAAGCAATGCGCTTCTTGGAGTGCCTGTATTCCCCATTCAGTCCAAGTGTACTTTCTGGTAGCGTATTTGCGCTTCTCCTTCTCTTTCATATCATTATGAGACTCGGAGCGTAATACCCTGAACTGTTTTCCAGAAGCAATGCCGTTCTTCTGAGCTGATACTGCTTCCAAAAGATTTTTGTTTTCTTCCAACTCATGCCTTGTAAAATCCAATTTGTCTTTCAAAGAAACGTAAGCGCCATAGTATTCCTTTACCTGTGGCTCAAGTTGCGTGATCTCCTTCATGAGATCAGCGATTCTGATTTCTGCGTCTTTTATTATCCAAGACGCCTGGTAACTGGTTAGTGTCATGTTGTCATTTTTTAAAGTGTTCACCGTTAGATAGTATGTTTATAATATTCTCTATTGATTGCTCTTTTGGAACTTTGCCCAACGTACATTTCAACACCTCAATTTTCAGATCTACGTTTTCTGTAATCTTGCCCTGCAACAGCGCCTCCGCTGTCTTCTTATATTCTTTATATTCGTGCCAATAAATCATGGAGTGCAATATACAATAGTGAATGTTAATGTGGTGTTAATGAAATGTTAAAACTATGTTAATATTTTCACTTGTCCAGTTCCTCGTACCTAAGCATTTCATCAAGTTCCGGTATTTCTCTTTTCAGCAAGTCATAAGCGGCATTTGCCTGCTTTGCGCAATTATCTAATTCGAGTTTCAAGTTGTGAATTACTGGTATCGACTTTATATCATAGTCATCATTAACAACCATTTTCGTACCAGTTTCTACACTAAAACCATTTTTAGAACTACCTTTTACATCAATCAGAACGAAACATCCTGTTACACCGTAGTCTCGCATTAAAACTTCAATCATTTTGGCTGCTGCCTGTACTTTAGTCATATGGTTTGTTTTAAGTTAGTGAAATATTATAATGAGTGCTATCATTGCTAATAGTAAAGCTATTATTAACGATAGTATTATTTTGTCTCTATTAGTCATATAGTTTATTATACCTCGTCAGCTTGCTGCGGGGTGGCGGTTAATGCGGCTTTGTAGCCTTTGATAAAATCTTGCCTTCTTAACAGCATTCTTACATTCACCTCTATATTGTCCATCTCATACGGATATTCCGTTTCAGCCAACTTCTCTATTTCTGATTCAGATAGTTGCTTGCTCCTGTTATTTAAGCGTTCCTGTAATATTGTGTTCTGTTTTGCTTTTTCTGCCATAGCTTTAAACTCATCGGGTGATAGCCCTCTTGTAGTGCCTCTTGGTGGCTTACCTTCTTGCTCACTACAAAACTCACCTAACATTCTTTTATTTGAAATTAAAGTTGCACCGCAGTTTTTACAAGTCATGGTTTAATGTTTTAAAAGGTCAATTTTAGCTCTCCATGCCCACTTTCTATTGCTTAACTCTTTGTATCTCCGTTCATCTTTTTCAAAATCATCTGTATAATTCCAAGTCAATGCGTATTCAAGACCAAGTAATTCCCGCCATTCTTCATTACTTAATCCACCAAGAATCCAACGGTGCATATCTTTTTTATTCATGGGTTAATATTTTTTGCTATGATATTTTTCTCTCAGTGAGTTATATTTCATTTTTAATGCGATATGCTTTTCAATGTCAATTTTTTTAAAAGCACACAAGTCTAAAACTCTGATTATAATATCAGCTAATTCATCTTCAAATGAATTTTTAATGGCAACCTGAAATTCCTGCATAAAATATAATCGGTCTGTTTCGTTTTCAAAATCAAGACTGCTTATATTATTCTCCATATTCCAAGACTTTACCGCATAATGTTCTTTACGGTCTGCCTCTAATGCCTCACTTACTTCGCTATGTATCAAACAAAGCATTTCGCCTATATTCTTTTCTTTCTCATAAAATTCATAATTTATAGTTTGTTATCTACCTCGTCAGCTTGCTGCGGGGTGGCTGTTAAAAGGGGTTTGCATCGTTAACCTAAAACATCAAATTCATTTACATAAAGCCATGCGTTAAAGACTTCATTCATTTGAAGTGGAGTATAACTATCTTTTTCAAGTAACTGATATGCATAAACTATAAATTTATGCGCTGTACTTTTATCTAATATTGATATTAAAGGCGCATAATCTTCATCGAATGTATTGGCTTCGCCGTTATAGTATCTAAAGCATTTTTGTTTGGAATTATATTCCAGTGATATAAGTTCATCAATGTTATACAGTTTGCCAAACCTGCTTCTTAGCTGTTCTAAAAATGTCATTCTGATTTAGTTTTTAAATAATCTTTCATTGCCTGCCTGTCTTTATCCCTTTCAGCAATCCTTGAATTTTCCACTATCCTTTCATTTATCGGAACTGCATTTAACTGCACATCCCTTTCATACTTCGCATTCATGTAATCCTTATGCCTGCGCTCCCGATATATTTCAAACATTTCAAAGAAGGTTGGTATATCCATCCGGTCATAAATCTTGCCCATTTGCCCCATAACAAGCTGCTGAAGGAATAGCAAAACATCTTCCAGGGCTAACTGATCTTCTTCGCTGCTTTCTATAACCATATCGGTGAGATCAACAATTTGGTCTGCATTCATAGCATAACGTAAATTCATCTTTTCAAAGCAGGCGGTTAAGCTAACGGTAAGTATTGCCGCAATTTTTTGCTTTGAATATTTCTGCACCAAAGCGGGCAACCTATCTTGCAAAGGAATTTTGTTTATAACGGCTAAATGGTTCACATTTCCACGCTCTTTAAAGGCTGAAAGGTTTGCTGTTATCAAATCATTTCTGCTGCTATGAATAGCGTTTAGCAAATGCCTGGTTGACTTGTTGACGGAGATTGTGGCTATCTGATTTTCCGTTCGTTTTTGTAGTTCCATTGATTGATTTTATTACTATATCCTGAATTTTTCTGCCTATGGTTTGCAGGGATTTATC